GCCGGTTCGGTAGCCTGGATGAAAAAGCGGCGGTCATCCAAAAGCGACTCTTTCTGTGCCAGATTGACAAGTTCCCAACGCTTATCATCTGCGTTTATATCTGGCTTAATTATATCTGGGACTGACTCTGCTGCCCCAGAGGTTGCATTGAGACTATAAAAATACACCCATCCGTCAGTAATGACGATTGCTCTGTCCCCCTCCACCAGCAGATTCCCGTCAATTCCGTCCAGGGCTTCGGCCGTGCCACCGGTGAGTTGGCTGCGGGAATATGTTTTACTCATTTGGCTTCTCCTTTAATTGCTCCTCATAAGACGTTATTTGCTGCTCAAGCTCTTGAATGCGGAGTTGCAGGGCTTGTATTTGGATTTCTTTTTGGCCGAGTAGTTGTAGATATTGTTCGTTTGTTAGTTGCATGATTATACCTATTATTTTTTAGTTTCTAATAACGATATTGAAGCGTGTTTGCAAGTGGGACTATCATAATTAAGATTGATACAAGTAGCTTTTACATAGTAAGTATAAGTGCCATTTGACGTAGGATTGTCTTGGTGCATAAATGTTACAGTTTTGGAATCTCCATTTGATTGGAAGTTCATTACTAAAGTGGCTATTTTTGTAGTATCTCTATATAAATAAATTTCATTTTCGCATGTAGAATATCCGCTATTGTTAACAACATTTATAGACGCATCAATTTTAACTTTGCTAGTGCCCAAAACTGTAATCGACTTACTTATTAAAGTGCCTTCACTAGAATTTGGAATTACTTGATCTGAGTCATCAGAATTATATTCAGAAGTGGTGACCGCCCCATCTGCTATTTTTATTGTATCAACTGACAAATCTTTTATCTTAGCTGTATCAACAGCTAAATTTTGAATCTTTGCACTAGAAATAGAAGCATCGGCAATATTAGCATTTACAATTGTTCCGTCTGCTATTCTATTAGAATCATCTAAATAGTCTACGGATATCCATTTAACATTTGTCGCATCATATCTAAATGTTTTATTTAAATCCGTGCGATAAAAAACTTCTCCAGCAGTTGGTGATGTAGGAAAAGTAGTTCCGGATTTGCCTAATATATACTTGTCAATCTTGGCATCAGTTATAGCAGCATCAGCTATTTTAGCATTGGTTATTGCTGCTGAATCTATTTTAGCTTCAGTAATTGCAGCGTTGTTTATTTTAGCATTGGTTATCGCTGCATCTACTATTTCTGCCGTATCTACTCGTAACAAGGTAGTGTTTATATATCCACCTGAAATTAAAGTTTCACCGTTTGCTTTGGCACTAGTTATATCTCCATTTATGGATAGTGTAGTTCCATCAAAATATAAATCAGGACTATCCGACCCACCAATAGTAAACATCTCATTATTAAGATCAATTTCCATCCCGGCATCAGTTCCCCAATTCTGTGATTGGAGAAGTCCGGCAGTTATAGTTCCCAGGTTGGCGTTTATTGCGGCCAGATTCGTGACATCTATATGCTCTGCAATAATAGAGTTGTAGGCTATATCAGCTTGCCCGACTTGTAGTGTAGTCGCACTTTTAATTGTGGACCATCCTGACGCATTGCCTGAGGTGTCAACTGCCTTGATACGGTAGAAGTATTCGGTGCTGACAGCCAAATCTGTATCAGTAGTGAAATTTCCGTCTTTATTACCAAGGTCTATTTCTTCCCCGGTAAAATCTCCCGTAGTAGACCGTTCGACAACATAATGGGATAAATCAGGTTCAGAGTTTTTGATCCAACGCAGGCCAATAGTTTTAAATCCAGGTACAAGTGCGGTTGCTTGCCAAGCAGGTACGGATGGAGCGTTATCATCCTTTGCAGTAGTTATTGTTACCTGTGAACTATAACTCGTCTCATTCCCGGACACGTCTACGGCCTGGACAGACACGCCATATTGTTTATTAGGGGACAATTGCCATTGGTATTGTGTTTCTTTGGTCGAAACCTCTGATTTATGGCTGGACGCCATGTCCTCAAGCAACAAGGTATAATGATGAAAATTGTCGTTTACTTCAGCGTTGTTGTCCCAATTTGCAAGCAATGTGGCTTGGTCTGTTCCGTCGTTAGCAATAGTGCTTTCTGTGGTAAGGGATAAGCCCGTAGGAATAAGCAACGGGCACTCAGAAGTATTTATGGCAACCTGTACTTCCGTCGCATTCTCCGAATAAATCCCGCTAGTGTCTACTGCTTTTATAAAGTATTTTCTTATTTCAGAAGTCCCCTCTGGTATTGCAATAGAGGCCGATCCGGATTTGGCTGCTTTGACTACTACCGTTCCATCTTCCCAAGACGGCCCTTGGCGAATTTCGTAGTGGCTGGCATCGACATTATCGACTTCGGTCCAGACAAAATTCACTGTGCGCTTGATAGAGTTCCAAGTACCGGAAAAAGTAGTAACATCATTGGGCGGGGCAAGTTTGCCTAGAATTTTGATTCTGGATGAATTTTCTCCTGTGTCTGTGGGGGCTTCCCCTGCTGGCGAAACAATAACGATGTATTCGTTGTTAAGTGATAGACGATCCGGCCCTATTTTAAAGGACATATCTGCGGACCGGCCAGCGTGCCAAAGACCGGGCTGTTCTACTGTCTCGACAAAAGTTTCGTCTTCAAATGTCGCGTCTTCCCAATAATACGACAAACTCTCGTCTACTAACCAAACATCCCAATTTGAGCCTACATTTTCAGTCGATGCGTTCCATGAAACATTTATATTGCTTTGATAGTCCCCGGATTTGGATACTGTCAGGAACTCTTCTGTGGACACCTGCGTGGCCTCTTGGACAACTGGGGTATTCCAGGTTGGGATTTCGATTACATAGTTAGTATCGTTATAAATCTCTTCGACATACTCCATTAGGGTGATGCGCCGGGTAAGGTCTTGCGCCCTGGTGATATTCGTGATCCGGTACGGCTTTTTGTATGTGTCTGCCGGGCCGAAGGCGTAGAGGTCATATTGCTGCGGGATGTCCGCCCAATCTGACTGCAAAAGCAGCGTATCTGTGGTTACAGTTGACGCCTGAACTTGCAGGGCTTTTTCAACAAGAGAATCATCATTCAAGCGAACCAAAATACCGTAGTTAGTCCCGGCCTCTAGTGTTATCTCCTGATCTAACTGGACATAAGGATTACCACTTCCATCATCATTTCCGGCGTCAACTACTCGCCCGCCTAAGCGCTCATCATATTGGGGAATAAAATGTTGAAAATAAACTAAGTCGCCAAGTTGGGCAGTAAAAGAATCCGCTGCCGCTTCAAATTCTATCACTCGGACAAGATATTTATTTGAGTTGAGATAAAATGCAGCTTGTCTGACTGCCTGTGCCCGCGGGATGGCGGCATTTATCTTGATGCTGGTCTTTTTCGGGGTTGTAGTGCTGTCTATATAATCATCAGAGTAAACAGCGGCCACTTGATTAGTATAGTCCCGATCCGGGTCAACATAAGTGACTTCGACAGCATTGGCTCGGTCTTTTTGCGGGAGATACATCAAGTTGAATGTTTCTTCGATTATGTTCCCGACAGTAAACAAATGGGATACAGTCGTTTCCGGCTTATCGACGAAAACGCCATATTTCGATCCCTTGCGAATTATCCGACCACGAGCGATATTTGCAATTCTGTCCAAAACTTCCCAGGAATTAGACATATTGTCTATATAAATGCCTGCGGTAAAACGAGGCTCGCCGTCTATCTGTTCGTTACAATAAGCTGCCCATTCGTCAAAATCATCATATATAATGCGATTGTGATTTATCTGGGAATATTCATTCAAAATAGAATAACACATCCATGCAGGGTTAGACGCTGGTTTTGCTTCCCAAGTAGATGTATTTGGATTATATGCAGAGATTGTATTCCGGGTTGCCGTGGCAGATAAACGTGGCTCGCTGTTAGAAAGCTGATCCGTGGCAAGGGCTTTTATCCCGTATTTGGCAATGCCCGGATAAATCAAGTTCTCATGGATTATTTCTTTAAGTGCGTACCAATAGGTTTTAGTACATTCTTTGAATGAACTTGACTCTGAGGCTGTCCGGCGGATTCTTATTTCATACTGATTCGGGTCAAGATCATCGATTGTTATGCTGCGCCGGATAGCGGAAGTAGTTTTGCCGTTAATACGATAGCTATCATATTCTGTCCAAGTGGCCGCCCCCTTAACTCGATATTCAATATTTAAAGTGACGGAACGACTATCAAGCCCGCCTTTGTCATTTGTCCTGTAAAGACCATTGGGGCAGACAAAAACTATTTTTATAGCTTCAACTTGGTTGCCATCAGTCTCTTGAGTAATCCAGTCAGTAGACAGGCGTATTGCTAGATCACTGTGTGTTACAATGTCGCTGAAGTCTGAAATCGGGTCGTCATTTAACGTGCCTAGCCGGGTATAAGTCTCCACATTTTTATAGTAGGCAACCGGCTGGTCGTTAATCATTATGTCTGATATAGCGTCAATTTGCCCGTCGTTTATGGCTAGTAGTGCATTATAATATTCTTTATTGTCGTCTCGCACCTCTGTGTACTTGTTGATTACTTGCCCTGCTATCCGGTGCGTACCGAACAAGATGGGAATGGGATTGCCTTCCGTGGTGGTTTGCCGTAGCGGTCCCCACCCATATGTTGGGGAAGTTGCGCCATCACTTCCAATGCTGCCCATATCCGGCTTTTCTGCATTGTTCAGCATACTAGCCAGTTTGGACATACCCCATCCGATAGCGACCGTGGCTACAATATACACAGCAGTCCAAGCAATAGCGGTCATTACTGCTCCAGCAGCAATAGCTGCCGACAAAGTAGAACCAACAACAGCAGTTGCAATAGCGCCTGCTTCAAATTCAACGGACACAGAAACTATATCCCCAGGACGTGGGCACGCCTTATACGGATCAACAACATTGCCGTTTATAGCAGCAACCAAATCAGACTTGTCCGGCAATTCAATATCGCCCAGATAATGAATGACAGCATCACCCGGTTTATACTCCGCATCAAATATCTTGCGATCTTCTGGCCGCAACGGATTATATATTACAACAAAGCGGATGCTATCCTGTGTATCTACCATAAGCCTGTATCCTCTTGGCCCACTTGGGGTCACTTACTCTATCAATTTGAACTGTCTTTAGAACATGAATAAATTTACCGTATCCGATATATACCCCTAAGTGTGAGACAAACTTGGGGTGTACTCGGATGACTACAAGACAAGGTGTTTCCGGGGCAAGTAACTCCTGCCACTTTTTACCCGCTAACCATTCATCATTTACCCGCTGGGAAATTTCTGCGCACGCCTCGGCACTAATGGAATAATCAGGGATTTCAATTCCGTGTCTGCGGTAGACTTCTCGAACCAGGCCCCAACAATCGTAGGCTTCGGGGCCACGGCCACCGTCAATATATGGAAGTCCTATTAAATCATTCATGTAAAATATCCCAGATTGCCGACACCGGGGAAACCGCCAAAGCGAGACTGATTTCCAAGTTCCCGGCACCGTTCAAAAGTTCTGTTACACTCTGTTTCTTCCCCTGCGTATCCACATTCAGATCCTTTAAATTCTTTGTATCGACAATGGCCCCGCAGAAAACGGTTGGGCGGGCAGCGAAAGTTGGAAAGATTTTCTGCCCCTAGTTTGAATTTGATCTTGTTCTGATGGTCTATGGTAACGTCGATAATTTCCATCTCATCTTCATATTCCGGCGTTGTTATATCAAGATGGGCAGAGTGGACAATACGGATTATGACTGATGCCCCGATTCCACCTGAATATTGATCTAAAATGGGCGTCAGTTTTCGCTCAATATCCACAACGCCCAAAGACACCTCCGGGATTTCCCCGTCCTTCGTGTCCTCTATGTCTCCGAGTGAAAATGCGGCAGCCATCCAGGTTTCACCGTCCCAAATAATGTCTTCATTATTCCAGACAACCCGGATAGGGTCTTCGCCCGGATAAAGTATTTCCAGGAGAAGAAGCCAAGGATCGCTACTGGATATTTTGTTCTTTTCGTACAGGGCTTCTGTAGATATTCTAAGGGGCATTTATACCTCCTCCAAGACTAACGATACTTGCCAATAACCAATTGATCCTTTTTTGTAGTCGGCGTTTATAGTGTCTTCAGAGAACCGCACTGTATAATCTGCGTTCTCCGAAGGATGTGTCCAAGTGAAAGTATCTCCTAAGTTGGCATCAAAGAATGTTTCTAACGTGGCCTTGTCCGTGGAACTCATCGCATCCCAAGACAGTTCAAACTTTTTGCGCGATCTGGTCCATTTCGCCCTGGAGGACACATAACCACTTTCAAAATCATTTTTGATCTGGCCCTTTATTTTCTCTTCGTTAAGCCCTGAAGGGGCCACTATATCCGGCCACGTTGCCATAATTTATCCTTGTTTTTGCAGGGCGGCACTTAGATTTTTACCAAAGCCGCCTTTGTTTCTATTAGCAGCATCAAGAACAATGGACATAACCCACTTCTCGCCGTCCCACTTGGTCTGACCCTGCTTTGCATCGGCTTTCTCACCAGTCTTGTTTATTACTTGCACAGTTATCGGGGGTGGAG